ACTATCCCAGCGCGATAGACTTCGAACCAACCCGATGGAAAATTTTTCATCAGTATCTTCTGTGCGATTCGACTAGTCTTGTTGAATCCTCCACAGGACCATGAGGATTTCCCCGAAATCCCCGCAGAACTGCGCAACTACCACGGCTACTCGCTCTACGACTACAACCTAGCGCCCGTTGGCTCAGTTCTCTCCTCCCAGCATCCCCTTGCTTGTTTCAAACTCGCTATCGCCCCTTTCACTGACACCTACTTCGCCCTCGCTGACGGCGGAGTCACTGTGCTCCAAGCCATGGCGACTCTTGTTTCTCAAAACATCAAGGGACTTTCGATTGTTATCCGTGTCCCAAGTGACAATCTCTATGAACCCACCGAATACCACTTCAAATCGCCATCGACCGGCAAAGCCCACACTTCACTCTACTTCGAAGAGGGCAGAAACGGTTTCCACTGGTGGTCTGGCCCGGCTTCGTCGGAAAAGTTCACGAGAATCACCGACGCCCCCCCGCTTCTCCTCGACATCCCCGGATATTCTGACCCCAAGTTGACCAATGCTTTCAACTCCTTCTGTACCGACCCCGCATAGCGCCAAAGATTCCAGCAACTCCCATGGATGGCCCAACGCGCAGTTGTCGGACAGAAAGACTAGCGAGCAAAGTTCTTCGAAGGCGACGTTCCCTCCTCCGTGTCTCTCCGTGATACCTTCGCAACTCTTGCTGACTTCCTCTCCACGATCGCTGCGGCCGGCTTCTCTCAAGTTTCCGAGCCCTCTACGTACTCCCAGAAACTCCCCTCTCTCACAGGCGGGCTTATCTACCAGTATGGTGACTTTGTGATCCGTTCCATGCCCGACGGTGCGTGCTCCTTCTATCCCTACCTGATGAACATCATTGACCACCTCGCTTACGACCAGCAGCACCAACAAGCTGAAGCAATGGATGTCTGTGACAGTTCCGACGTTTCGATGGATAGTGCTCACTGTGCCATCGATGAGAGCATGGAAAGTGTCGGAGACCTTGGATACCAGAACTACGGCGACCTTCGTGACTTCATCAAGACCCTAGTAACGACAGGCATCAATGGCCAGTTCGGTACCAACTACCACCAGACCCAATTCCTTGCCGACCGCATGGGATTTGCCTTTACTACCCCTGAGCTTTTCTACGCAGAACTTGCTGACGTCCCCTCGCATGACCTCACCTCATCGAAGACTTCCCAGCGAGTATACAGACCTACCCTCCTTTCGGTCAGAATCGGCTCTTCGAACCATCTACTTCTCGCTTACGACAAGCGTGCCCGGAAAACATCTCTCGCTCTTCGCGACCTTGAAACAGCTTTCCTCGACGCCCTCGACTACGACATCAATGCCCCCTTCGCTTTCGCGCCCATCATTTCGAAGAAAAAGAAATCCCGTGCTTAAATGAAGAAGGACAAGAAGACTCCGCTCCTCGCAGATTTGCCAGCCGCCTGCGGTGACACTGATTAGGCAACCCTTGAATCACTACATCTCATGATTCTAGGTACCCAGCCCAAGCGCGTCACCAACTGCTGCCAGCAACACGCTTTCTTCCACACCGTACTGTTCAAGTCCTCTTACCCAGAGATATACTCCAAGGTTGAACTCCCGACGCCCTTCACTGTCTCCTCGAAGTACGTGTATGATGATCATAAGGGAACCACAGACTACAGGCATTCATTCGATCTATCCTACGACGCCCCCACGGATGATGAAACACCATATCTGTTCCAGGTTCTTTTCGATTTCATGTTGAGCTGTTACTAGATGATCGCCGCATTCGACCAAGCTGTATCTAGCTATCCCTGCGGCCGTGTCGTTTACATCCTGCTCTTCTCTCTCGTTATGTATCTCTGTCAGGTCGCCGATCACCTCCGTCGCCCATTCCAGCATTTTGTCTCCTCCCGTCCCACCAATGCGGTTCTAGGAACACAGCAAGCAGCACATCTTGCACAGCAGCCTGCCACAGTCGCGCCCCTCGCATCCTGGCCTGCTAGCAACTTCGTTGCTTCCGTTCGCGGAGTCCTCCGATCGGTGCGTACCACTGCATCCCGGGCAGCCGTGAACGTTTGCTGTCTCCACCTTGAGCGTTCCCCCTACAATCCTAACCTCGTAAATGTTGAAGGCTCCGGTCACTTCACTTACAAAGCCGACAAAGGCAAGCTTTCCATCACCGCTACAGTGCGCGGATCCGCTTTCCCAAAATCGTCTGTGTCCTGGATGTAGAGCAATGACGTGCCTTTCGATGCGAAGAAGAATTCTAATAATTCCCTCGGCACCCCCCACCCTTTCATGCGTTACGTCATCAACACCCTCATTGCCAAGACTTGGTCTCGCGTTTTCTCAGATCCACCCGCAGTTTTCTACGACATCGGTGCAAAGTTCCAGTCATCCATCTCCCTGTGGACTAGGTGCACCCTTGCCCTTCATCGCAATCTGAAAAACGTGTCCCGTCCCGGCCCTGCCGTCGCCGGCGCACCTGGACCCCGAGTGAACCCCTTTGACGCCCTTCCCGCTCCCACCGAGCTTGCAGCCCTCAGAGCATTCCTTGCTGGCCTTGACATCAACGACCCAGACTACCAGAACATCTCAGTGTATCTCCGTCTTTGCTAAATGAAATACATCGCAATCCGCCCTTCATCAAGCAAATACGACGCCGACTACTTCTAGTAGACAGCCCTGAGGTGTGACGGCCATAGCTTCTCCGCGGCAGACCCCGGCGCTCCCTTCATCCCCGGATCTTCTTTCGAATGTCAGGTGCACAAGACAACCCTGCAGCAGTTCATCATCCGCAACGACCCGCATCCCCTCTCCATGATGGCCGTCCACGACGTCCACTACTACCTGTCGACAATTTTGTCCGACGTCCCTGCCCCGCGCATCAAGGCGTGGGAGGGTGTCGAGACACATGTCGTCGGCGGGATATTCTACGAGGTCGCCGGAACATACTAACTGCCCCTCGGTGAAGGTTCCTACACTTGCACTCTCCCTGCCCACGGCTTAGACTTCGTTCGCTCTCGAGCAGACATGCCCTTTAGCCAAGACAGCGACGACCTCCCCATGATCCGCATGATAACCCGTGGTTCTGGCATGGATTACGTCCACCCCAACGTTGGATACTATGCTCCTAGTCACCGTCTGTCCACAGGCTGGTACGACTTCTTCCGCGACGTGACAAGCTTCGGCCGTTTCGCTGCCTCAATGTACATCCCGACAGTCGTCGCCAATCCTGGTTTTTCTTTGTAGTCCCGCTTCATCTAAGAGCACACCTCCTGTCTCAGCTCCTACTAGACGTTCAAAGACTTCCCAAAAGAAGACCATTCTGGCATCGACGCCTCTGCCCTGTCTCTTGACGCATACCGCCGCACCCTGCATTTCTACTCGCAAGCATCGATCTAGGTACTTAACCCCGTCCAAGCCCGTGACTTTCTTTGTCGAATCGTCCACGAGATCGCCCTGTCTATCTTCCAATCTGACACATACAGAGTCACCCTGGATTTTACTACGCCTTTCTCCCCCGGTGCGAGCTACTCCACTTTCTCCAAGAGTCCCTTACTCTCTGATGCAGTCGCCGCAGGTACAAGCTCCTTAGGCCGTATCGATTCCATTCTGTCCTTCTTCGACCTCCCTTTGTTCTTTGACGATTTGTGTACCTGGTTTTACGGGCTTTTCTATCCCGTGGATCTAGCGCAGACCATAGAATCGATTCCCCTCAAAGTCTCCGATTACCTGCACTCCCCCATGGACACACAGATATCTCACAACGGTACCATCCTGCGTAGTGTAAGAGATAATTAGGAAACGAACGCTTTCAGTCGCCTCAGCCTCCTTGACCCTGATCATTGTACAATGGCCCCGCCACCGCGCGCGCCCAAAGTCAAAACCCTATCACCCGCTGTCACCAATGGTGGTATCGTCAAGAAGGATTTCTTCAAGGTCAAAGAGCTCCCACCATTGGAAGACTACTCACGTTGCCTCCTGAATCACGATGCTTTGCTTTCCCTCCACGACTTTGCCGTTAAGAATCCCTGTTCCAGAATCGTGAAAGGATCTGTATCCCCCATCGTTGACTTTGACTTCCGTACTATCCTCACTGGGCTAGAAATCCTGAACTCCTCTGATCCCTCCCAAGCCTTCGGTTCAACGGTGCACGAGTTCCAATGGAGCCATCATTCTTTTGAAAACATGTTCGTTGGCCTTGCCTCTCGGTTCTTCAAGCCGCTGACTATCCCCACTGATGCCGTGCATTTCCGCAGGTTCATGTCCGACGTCTTCGAATCCTTCATACCTGACTCCTCCAGCTTTCCGACGCCCGATATCTTCGGCTACATCGCAACCAACTTCCCAGGCAACTGTGGCAAGACCTCTAAATATTTCTCGAACGTACAATACGCACTGCGGTACCAAGAGTATTCTAGAGGGCCTTTCCAAGCCATGGTGAAGTCAGGCGAAGCTTACTACTCCTCCGAGACATCGCAAGACCCCTGGCGTATTGAACACCCCTCACGACCCCGAATCATCCACGTCCCTGTTGGAGTAGGTTATTCTTTGCATGCGGCGATCCAGTAGCCTATCCTCTCTACCCTTGCGGAAAAATTCCCCAGTTTCATCTATGGGATGAACACCGGACAAATCTGCGAGCGTTTCGAATCAGTTCTAAGCCACGACACCGTAGCCATCTGCATCGACGGATCCGGATTCGACTCTACTCAGTTCTCCTCCCTAATCCAGGCGGTTGATCACAGGTTGTTCGAATGTCTCCGCGAGTACTTCGATCGAGCCCTTTCTTCGGTCTCCGGACATGTCCACGATATCGATAAATTCATGTCGGCCATCTGTCAGACAGAACGTAATCTCTTTGTTCACGCACCCGACGCCCGGTACATCAACTGGACGGATGCTCAAACCGACGACTTCAAGAAGTACATGACTGGCAACAGAACCGACTACATTCCCTTCACCTTCGAGGGTCTCACCCCTTCGGGTGACCCCATGACGACAACCCTGGGTAACACGCTGCGATCCATTTTCTATATGGCATACTACCTCCGCACGCTCGGCCGTCTGAACACTGACTACCACGTTTTCGCTTCTGGCGATGATGTAGTCGTGCTTCTCCCAAGGCCCCTAGCCGAACGTGCCTCTCAGCTAATACTCAGGCAGACATCCCGAGATCACCTCACGAACTCCACTCTCGGCCAGATAGTCAAGTCAGTCTAAATCTCTGAGCTTGACGGCATGACTTTCTGCAGCAAGTGGTTCTACTTTGACTCGGCCCGCCTCACCGCAACTCGTGACCTTCACAAGACTCTGTCCACCAAGCAATATTACACCAAACGCAACGCTCTCATCTTCAAGAACCCCTCTCTCCATCGCTCTGCAATCCTGCTTGGACTCAAAGCAGAGACTGTCTCTCGGCTTCTTGAAGACATCATTCAGGCGTCTCTTCCTAAGTCCGGAATCATCACACAGGCTACCGACTACGTTAAGTATGTCTGGTCTAGCTATGTTGAGACGACTAGTGTGTAATATGCGAACGAAGAATCCGCCAACCAACGGCTCGGCATTGGTCTCCAAGATCTTTTCGAGGCTGTTGAACACAAGCGCGTATTCCTTGGCGGTTCAAACAGTGTCATCGTCCGCGGTGCATTCCCGTGTAATTTTACACCCCCAACATGTCCGATGTCCCACAACAAAGAAGAAGAAGAAGAAATAACGGCGAAGGCAAGGCTATGCAGATGCTTGTACAGAAACAACAGACGCAGGCCGAGAAGAAGAAACATCCCCGTAATCTAGGACGGCCAGCTCATCGACGAGTACTTAATGCCCCTTCCTACGCCAATTTCCCTACTCCCAATCCAGCAACGCGGAGGCTTGAGGCCGGCGGCAACAAGAGAAGGAAGGAGAACCTCCAGACAATTCTCACCGCGTGGCAACAGAACCTCCTCGCCAAGCACTATCCGGGAAGATTCCAATCCCCGTTCGTGGCAGGAATGGACCAGATCTCCTAGACAACCGGCATCCTCAACTACACTACCGCCCAAGAGACTGCTTCGTACGCAAACGGCACGGGTGAACCGTAGTTGCCCCTCGGCACCCACTCGTACACGATCCTCGCTATTTGCCCTTCTCTGTCTACTGTCATAGACTCTAGTCTTGGCCGCCTCTCCGGTGCTATCCTCTCCCAAACCAGCGAGCCAGACAGTGCCGACAACTTTTTCCGTCTCCGCGATTTCTGGGATGTTGACCAAGCTTTCTCCCAAGTATCACTTTGGGGTTCCGACGGTTCCGACATCTACCGGAATGCAGCTAACTGGACACACGAGATGTCCGTCTCCCTCCTCGCCCCCGCTGCCACAGTATCTGGGACAGTCCACCTCGGGTACATTAACATCGGGGAACTCTACAACTCCGAAGAAGATGCAGACCTTGACCTTACAGTCAACAAGCTAATCGCCCGGAGCACAAAGCACGTCGAGCTCACCGCAGATGTCAGAGGGTTCACCATCTCGAACGCGATGGTCAACAACAATCTCGTGCAGTCCATGTCAATGTCCACCTCCGACCTCGTCACCGGCTTCAACAAGTTCGCATCAGAGTACATAGCATACGCCGTAATCGTCCGACCCTTCGAGGCCCTTGGTGTTCCGGTACAGCAAACCACCGCATTCACCATGGAAATCACCAACCGAGCCAACTACGTCGCGAATGTCATCCCTGGAAGCGCGTTCGCACAGTCGATTGGCGCAAAAATCTCCTCCGAAATACCCAAAGTCGACGTCCAACCCGTAGACCTCACCAACTACGCAGCAATCGCTGATTTCCTCTCGGAAGAGCACATGGGCATCGGGACCATCTCCCATGATGCCAAGATTGGAATGCCTCTTGCATACTCGCCTATCCAAGAAAGCAAACCCAACTGGAAGTCCAACCTCAGCAAGATCTGGTCCTTCATCAAGAAGGCTGGCGCTGCTGGGTCAACAGCTCTCCAAACCTTCGAACACGTCGCGCCACTACTCCTTGCCGAGACCCCTTCGAATAAACAAGATGCCGCCAACTACCGTTTCCAGTTGTCTCTCCTACTCCGCGTGCTTGGTCACCCAACTATGCACGAACGGTACGGCGCCATTCTCCCTGTTATCCACTCCGACATCTCGGCCTGCCGAGGTGAGAGAGTCGTCGACACTGACCTCTTTGAAAGCTTCACGATCACCCTCGAGCCTCAATAGACCTCACCCCGTCGCACAAACGACAGCCGCCCACAGTCCGATCGCAAGACACGACTGGCCAACGCTCCGAGATAAACCCAGCCTCCCATGGCGGGTCCATCTACTCGGACCCTTGGTTCCTGGGCTCCCAACCCACGTTCC